CAAGCCGCTGGCGCTCATGGCCTACCTGTGCAAGCTCGTCGCGCCGCCCGGCGCCGTCATCCTCGACCCCTTCATGGGCAGCGGCTCGACCGGGGTGGCCGCGCAACGCTGGCGCTTCATCGGAATCGACCAGGACGCCGAAGCATTCGCCATCGCCCGCGCACGGATCAATGCCGCCCTTGAGGAGACGTATGGGCTGAAGCGCGCGCAGGGCCAAAAATCGCTCTTTGCGGGGGCCGCCCCATGACGCCGCGCCTAGTCAGCCTGCTCACGTTCGGCGGCCTGCTGGTGATGGTAGTAAGCATTGCGTACTGGAACCCCGTGCTCGGAGCATTCACTGCCGGTCTCGTCATGTGCGGGATCGGCTTGCTGGGGGCACGGACAGAGAAATGAGCCTTGTCAAGCGCTTGCTGCACCCGGAACGCCGCGCGTACCCGCCCGATTGGCTGGCAAGGCTCTTTGGCGACTGGTATGGCACCAAGAGCGGCGTGCAGGTGAGCACGGGGGATGCGTGGAAGTACACGGCCTTCTACGCCTGCGTGGACCTCATCTCGCGCGGCATCGCCCATCTGCCCCTTCCGCTCTACGAGCGCAAGGACGAGGACGTGACTGCTCGCGCGACAGGGCATCCGGTCTATGAATTGGTGCACACGCGGCCGAATCCAGAGCAAACTGCATTCGTTTGGCGGCAGGCGATGCAAGCGTGGCTCCTGACGTGGGGAAATGCCTACGCGGCCATCGAGCGCGTGCAACCCAGCGGCCGGCCGGAAGCGCTCTGGGCGATGCCGCCGGACACGGTACGGGTGCAGCGCAACGATGCCGGGGCCCTCGAGTACGTGCAGAACTACGGGATGCCCAAGCAGCGGACGCTGCAAGCTGCCAACGTGCTCCATTTGCGCACGATGGGCGACGGAATCCTAGGCAAATCGCCCGTGCGGCTGTTTGCCGAGTCTATCGGCCTGGGTTTGGCTGCCGAGCGGACGGGCGCCACCTTCTTTGGCAACGGCATGCGGCCGAGCGGCGTGCTCGAACATCCGGGGAGTCTCACGGCCGAAGGGCTGGAGAATCTGAAGAAGAGCTTGGCCGACGAGCACGGCGGGCCGGACAACGCGGGCAAGCTGCTCGTGCTGGAAGAGGGTATGAAGTACAACGCCCTGACGATTCCGCCCGAGGATGCGCAGTTTCTGGAGACGCGGACGTTCCAAGTGCGGGATATCGCGCGCATTTTTCACGTCCCGCCGCACAAACTGGCCGATCTCGCCGATGCGACCTTTGCCAACGTCGAAGAGCAGAACATCGAATGGGTGGCTGACTGCCTTGCGCCCTGGATGGTGAACTGGGAGCAAGAACTCAACTGGAAACTGCTGAGCCCGAGGGAACGCGAGGGCTACTTCGTCGAGTTCGTTGCCGAGGGGCTGTTGCGCGGCAACGCGACTGCACGGCAAGCATTCTACCACGGGGCGCTTTCGGACGGCTGGATGACCATAAATGAGGTGCGCAGGAAGGAAAACCTGAACCCAATCGGCCCGGCGGGTGATATCAACTACGTTCCAATGAACATGACGACGGCAGAGGCGGCGCTGGATGCGCAGGAGAACCCCGCGCCAGAACCCGCCCCCCCACCGCCGGTGGCCGACGACGATGACGACGAGGACGGCGAGGAGGACGGCGGGCGCGACCTGCGGGCGCACCGCGACCTCTTGGTAGACACGTGCGGGCGGATCGTGCGGGCAGAGGTCGAGTCCCTGCGCAAGGCCGTCAAACGCGGGAAAGTGGCGGCAGAAGTGGCGGATTTGGGCCAATCCGGGCACCGCACGCGCACGCGCACAGTTCTAACGCCCGTTATTCGAGCCACAGCCGCCGCACTAGGCTACGACCCGGACGCCGCGAGCCTTCGCGCATTCATAGGCTCGCAAGTGGATTCACACAATGCGGACGTAGCCCTTGTGGCCGCGTGTGACGACATCACGGGCGCAATGCTCCAATGGGAGCACGACGCGCCGGGCGCATGGGCGGATGAGATTCTGACTGCACTAGGAGGTCGATATGCCGCTTCCAACGCCTAACACGGGCGAAAGCCAGGATGATTTCGTGTCGCGCTGCATGGCAGACGAGCTTATGAACAGCGAACACCCCGATAATGACGAACGCTACGCTATCTGCGTGGCGCAGTGGGGCAATCGGGCACGCGCCGTAAAGCCGTCGACAATCGAGCGCCGATTCACACCGGCTAGCGAGATGCGCATCGTAAAGGAAGGCGGCAAGCCGGCCCGCATCGCCGGTTACGCCGCGTTGTTCAACTCGCGCAGTCTGGACCTCGGCGGCTTTGTTGAGACCCTTGCGCCCGGCGCATTCACGGCGGCACTGGAGAAGGACCACGATGTGCGGGCATTGTTCAATCACGACCCGAATCTAGTCCTCGCACGCACGAAAAGCGGCACTCTGAGGCTCAAACAGGACACAAAGGGCCTCTGGATTGAGGCGGACCTGCCTGATACGCAGGTCGGGCGCGATTTGCAGATCAGCATGGAACGCGGCGACGTGGACCAGATGAGCTTCGCATTCGACGTAGCCGATGGCGGGGACATGTGGGCAACAGCCGACGACGGCCTGTACGAGCGTGTCATCGGGCAGGTGGACAACCTGTACGACGTGTCGCCCGTCACCTATCCGGCGTACCCGGACACGAGCGTTGCGTTGAGGGGTTTGGAGGCTGCGAAGGGCGCAGAGACCGCCGCAACGCAGGAAACAACGCCAGAAACGGCCGTTGCAGGCGCCGAGACAGGCAATACGCCGGTAGACGCGGGCGAGGGGTCGCCCGCCGCGCCGGGCCGTGACGAGCCGAACATCATGGAGCGCGTCATGGGGTTTGACGAGTGGCGCGCGACGGACAGGCGACGCGCCTTGTATTCCGACATTGCTCGGCGCAAGGCGGCGGAGCAAAAGGCCCTAGCGGTAGCGGAGTCCAAAGACTGACCGCCGCTATGGTCGTGGGGTGTCTGGGGTAGGCCAACGCCTATCAGGCGGGCACAAATGGGGTGTAAGACGTAACCAAATGGGGGTTTGCAAGGATGGCATCTACCATTCTTGAACGTCGGCGCGAGTCGTGGGATGCGGCACGCACCGAAGTGAGAACAGTGCAGGAAAAGGCGGACAACGAGGATCGTGAGCTCACGGCTGACGAGACTCGCCGGATGACGGAATTGTGTGACGAACTGGAAATGCTCAAGACCGAGATCGAACGGCGCGAGCGGCTGGCTGCCGCTACGGCCGAGACCAGCGAGCGCAAGAGCGCTCCGCAGGAAGTCAAGCATGATGAGCCGTCGCGTATCGAGTTCCCTCGCACCCGTTTGGGTCAGTTGCGGGCATTCAGGCCTCGCACGGGCGAGACGCAGATGGATTCGGACGAACGCGCGTATAAAAGCGGCATGTGGTGCCGGGCGATGATTTGGAACGACGAGCGTGCTAAGCAGTGGTGTCGCGACCACGGCGTGCAGATGCGCGCCAACTATGAGGGCGTGAACACCTACGGCGGGGCCATCGTTCCGACTGAGATGGAACAGAGCATCATCGACCTGCGCGACACCTACGGTGTGTTTCGGGCGAACACCAAGGTGCAGCCGATGTCCTCGGACCACATGGTCATTCCTAGGCGCGTAGGAGGCCCGACGGCCTACGTGATGGGCGAGAATCCGGGCTCCGGCGTGACGGCGTCCCAAAAGACTTGGGACCAAGTCGAACTGACGGCCCGCAAGTGGGGCGTGCTCGTTCAGTATTCGAGCGAGCTGGCAGAGGACGCGATCATCAACGTGGCCGACGACCTGGCCGTCGAGATTGCCTATGCGTTTGCCAAGCAGGAGGACGACGACGCCTTCAACGGCGACGGCACGTCGAGCTATGCGGGCACGCTGGGCATTCTCGCGAAGATGATCGACGGTTCGCACACCGGCTCCTACTATACGGCGGCGGGCGCAGCCAACTCTTGCGATACCTATGACGAGGTGGGCACGGACGATCTCGGCGGTATCATGGCCGCACTTCCGGCCTACGTCTACCAGCGCGGCAATCCCAAGTGGTTTTGCCCGGTGGCAGCG